GGACTAGGGCAAGGCAGGCAAGGCAAGACCTAGGGCAAGGCAAGGCAAGGCAGGGACTAGGGCAAGGCAGGCAAGGCAAGACCTAGGGCAAGGCAGGCAGGCAAGACCTAGGGCAAGGGAAAGTGCAGACGCAAAAAAACCCGCTCAATGGCGGGTTGCTGGGTTGCTGGGTGACTTAGTTCAATTGATCAAGGATAGGCCAAAAATTATCGGCATAAGAACGGACAATAATTAATTGATCATTCATCAACTCTAGAATTAATACTCCACTATCAATAGCTATTACTTTCCACAATTGAATTATTTCATCATCAAACAAAAAACCGATATTATTTATTTGCACAATAACCCCTTAAGGTAAGCAACCGATTTGCCTGTTTTTTGCGACAACTTCCACAATGTAATATTCAAATGAGAATCATAATATTCTATTATTTGAGCGGGTGACATAATTAAACTGCCTTAATATTAATAATTTTGCGAGATACCGCATCGGCTTTTTTAACGCTAGTCCCATGCGATATAAACCCGACAATAATTGTCCTATCGGCGCGCCCACACAATTGGCAAGTGGCGCATGAAACGTCATCCCTAGTTTGAGCGGGACAAATAACAACCTTATGACCATTTGGCGTGATCAAATTTGATTCTGTAGTTACAGGCAGAACAACGCACACGGGTAAACCCGTTTTCATCATTTGATCAGCTTGATCAAGGTTATTTGCCGATAAATTAACTGTAAACCCGCTCACGTTAGCTAGTTCAATTAACTCTAGGTTGTCGCCTAAATTTATATCGTGGTGCGTGTAAGTAAACCCGCGTTTACCAAAATTTGCCTCAATCAGCATATGCATGGCGCCGCTATCAATATAACCACCAATATGCGGCAAGTCACCCGCTTGATTGTGGCGCCAAAATATATCGTCAGGGAGGGCCGCTATAGTGGCGCAAAATATTTCAAATGTAACCCCGCGCATATCGGCAGTGACTGCATTCCAATGTAAACGAAGCGGGCCGCTCTCCGCATAACATCCATTATTAAAAAATTCGCATGAGGGAGAGCAACTAGCGCGGGTTGATGTAGTGACAACTATAGGCCCGGTTTTCACGTTAGCACTTTTTGGTGTGATATGAAAATATTGTGTGGCGACGATAGGGTTTAATTTAAAAATTGACATAATATTATTACTTAATTAATTATTACTTGATTATTACTTGAATGATTGATTGATTATTTCATTGAGATTTTATATAGCATTCTATTTTGCTCAGTAGGTGCAATATTTAAATAACGTAGATTAAATGCCTTATGAATTTGATTACTTGCAAAGCCAAATTCGGCCTGCCTTGATGCACCTTTATGCGTTGCATATCCTTTGGTATTTCCAACTATTTCAAAATTACAGTTATAAATAAAATACATATAAAACCTTATTTAGTTAATACATCAAAATAGGAAAGCATCAAACAAAGCGTGATTGCCAAAAATGAAACCGATAGTAAAAATTTGATGATCATGATATTCTCTTAATAAGTGAAACCGATATAAACAATTTTTGCGCCCTTGAAATAAGAGCTTGAATTAATGTCGTCAGCTTTCCCGCATTCATAAGCTTTATTTGATTTGCAATAGTCGCCCTTGATGTAAACCGTTCTTGCCGATGCCGTGCGTTTGAAATAGTCGCCATTTTTTACGTTTTTGATCTCTATAGGGTATGCGCCATCGTTCCACACTGTTTCAACATTGTTTTTTATGTCGGAATCATTTGATGTAGTCGCCCAATCAGATGCATCCTTATAAGACATCCCCCCAAAAATTTGAGCATCAACCATCTTTACCAACCAATCAGAATTTTTAGCCATTTTCATCTCTCATTTGTCATAGGAAAAGCCCTAAGTCATTAATGTAAAGCATAAATGATGCATTCCTATAGGGAAAACCCTAAAAATTAAATTTATTTTCACTTCCCTAGGCTGATCAGTCTAAAAAATTAAGTGAGTAAGCACTAACATTTAACGAAGTGAGCGCTCACTAACATTCATTTGATGCTGGGTTGTCGTTTATTTGATGCATCAACCCGATGACATCGATTTGGCCTAAAAAAGCCATCAAATCATATCAATTTTAGGGTTTTCGGCATGGTTTTGGCCTGATCAGCGGAAAATCTACCGAAAATCATCAAAAATCACAAATCGAGACAAAAAGTTCCTATTTGGACACAGGAGAGTCTTAAAAAAAAAATTTGCTTCGCTTTTTTTACCCAGCCAGACCAGCCGGGAAACAATATTTACAAAAGTCAAATATATAAAATAAATATATTTTTTGCACTCTAGAAATATGCTATTTTAAATAGTGACTGCGCTTGTCACTACTCAAATCATTATCAGTATTTTGTCGAGTAATACGATTCTGGATATGGCACATTTAAAGGCCAATTATCATTTGCTTTAATTAACTTCACAGTTTTAAAGTGCGCTCTTTCCCACATCTCTTGGCGCTCTTCTTTACTCATGTGCGCCCCTTGATCAATCTCAGCATGACAAGTTTGGCACAGCGCAGCTACCATATTGTCATCAGCCTTAATCCCACGACCTTTACCATGTCCCCAATTGGTATGTGCTGCCTGTGTCTGACCTTCCAGCCCACAGTGTTGACACGGTAACTGAGCCACAACCTGTAGCAATTTCTTGCTCCTTATATAGTCGTGTTTTTTGAAAATAATTAGGCTCATTCTTAGGTCGACATCTATTAACTAAGGAAGCGCAACTTATAGAGTGTGCTGTTAATCAAGTTGGAAATGTTATCAACCTCATTTTGCAACTCACTGTCTTGCGGGAAGTCTGGCTGCATACGTAGATCAGCAACCTCATCTTGCAGATATGTTAGATATTCAATTGGATTAATTGCCAATTCAAATATAGGTAGATAGTTGGTCAAGACCGTATACTTTCCTTGATACGCTTCTACAAACGCATCAATCAGATCACCAGCCTCAGTATAAAAAGTTTCCAATGCTTTGTGTTCAGCATAGCTGGGAGTCTTCAAATGCAAGATGTGACCATTTGTCACGCTGTGCAAGATGCACATAACAAATTGCATGACTGAACTTTCAGTTTCAATCTTTGCTGTAAAAGTTACCATGATGATCCTTAAATAAATTATTCTATCGGCTTATTCATCTGCTTGCAATTAATACAAAGTTTGTCTTTATATTTATCGTTTTTAGAATATTGGCACGACTTTTCCATAGGATTGACAATCTTAACCATTCTGGGTGTGCGAGTCTTCCCCACCAAATCCCAGCCATCTTGTACAAGAAGTTGTTCAACAAATGGTCTGCGATTAAAACAACCATTCATACTTCTTCTACCTCTGGCGCTTTGCTCTTAATGCGCTTCAATGTAATGTCAATATATTTTTCGTAATCAGATCGCTGAATGCTTTGACGTTGAAGGTCATGATATTCCAGCATACTTCTGATTGCTTTAATGCCATTGCCCGTCAATCCCATTACCCTAGACTTTTCATAGCGTTTGGCGGCGTTCAAAAGTTCTTGCTGCGCCAATGCACAATCTTCAAGTGCCTCTGGCCCAACACCATTATTTGCCATAGTCTCGCAAATGTTCATGCTGGTGGTTAAGTCAGACCACTCCTGAATACCGCCATTACCAGTCAATATTGCATCCAAACTGGACAAATCACGCAACTTCAATTGATCCAATGCTTTCTTGTCAGTGATCGCAGCGCCAGCAATTGCGTGCGCCACCGCATCAAAACCATATGTTGCGTAATGTGTTCTCTTACAGCGTTTGCGCATTTGCAGTCTCATCAATGAACTTCTTAAGTGCGGCAGCGCCACCCATCACAACATACTTTTGGTGTTGTTCCTTGGTCAGTCTGAAATTTACAGCAACATTGGCTGGGTTGTTTGAGAAAGGTCGGCCAAGCTTCTTTTTTACTACTTCAGTCATATCAATCCTTTTTTAATATCATTTGGCGATCACGAATTGCATCGATTTCAGCCCACAGTTTGATTGCATATGGATCATCCATTGCATACTCACCAACATTTAATGTCTCATGACAATCCTTGATTGCAACTTCACACATTTCAACCGTATAGCTATGAAATTTATTTTTGTACAACATAGCGCGTTCAGTAGAGTTCATAAAAGTTCCAGTTAATTATTACGGTAAAGAATTATACATCATGAAATTTAACTACTAAAAATTGAGCAGTGAGATCGCACAATTTATCAGAATAAGCATCACATTCTTTTATTACATCATCCCAAAGCAAGCCTTGACTATTGTCTGCAATGGAATCAAAACCATCATTGCCAAGCACAATCACGGCGCAATGATTTCTTAATTGATCTGGATGCTTAAAATAAATTGTCGACTCATCGACACTAAATACGGCATTCATGGCTTCAGTCTCTGTGCGGCACTTGACGCCTTCTCCACCATCCCACACCTTGGTCACAGCGTAATCATGCTTTTTGGCAGTGCGAATGAGGTGACGTACCACCTTGCGCTCAAGCGCCATACGTTGGTCAAGTTGCTTTTGTAAATGTGTTGTCATGTTTATTCCTAAGTTAATTATTACGGTAAAGAATTATAGATCAGATAAATTCATCTCCTCAATTTTGAGGCGAATAAATTTCTAGGGGTTAACCCTCATCATGGAAATGAACACCACGCTCAGTGCCGAAAGCAATTGCAATCTCAATTAACTCAGTCATTTCACCAATGGTCATCTTGCTGGTCGACTTACCAAGAACAACAAAACCGCCATCAACACCCGGCACACTGCGCTGCTGAATTTGACTGGCGGTCAATATGTGCTTCCAGTCATCTTGTGAAAGCTTTTGACCATACCAAACAACTTGCTTAGAAATATCAGCCAAGCATGACCACATTTTACGATTCTGAGCATTTGATCTTGATTCAGCCTTGATGGTCATGGTCAATTTGTGTCCAGCCATCAGCATTGATTTCGCCCAATCCCACGCTGTTTTCATTTCCACATGAGCTTGCTGCGGATTAAACAGGGTTATTTCAATTTTGTCAGTCATGACCGATCACCATCAATGCTTCCTCTGGAGTTCTGACAATGTGGACAACACCTTTCCATGCGCTGATGAATTCAACCTGATCTGGAGTGAGTTTTCCCTTTGGGCCTTTCACTTCCATCAGCCACATATCATCACCCAATGCGCATACAAGGTCGGGAAACCCTTTACCAACCCCAGCCGTACTTTGAACCGACACACCAGCATCACGCAGTGCTTTTACGATTTCAGGCTGGTTTAAATCAATCTTTGCGGCTTTCATAAATCTCCTCTCCTTAAAGATTCTTCATATACATCAGATGATCTAAATTTTTCATCATGAGATCGAATTGACATTGCATAATGATATTTAGTTCGCTGATAAACCATAGCAACAGCACCCATAACAGTATCGGCTGGCATATCTTTACATTCATTTAAAAGATCAAATAATTTGGTTTGTAATTCCTCAAAGTTCATTGCTGACCCTTCCACCATTCACCACGCTCACCCGGCGGCACAACAAATCCAACCATGCTTTTGGCGACTTCAGCGCGTATTCCAACAAACAATCCACTGTCTTCTTCATCCATTTCACGCACTTGCTGACGGCAATATGCGTACCAACCGGGTTGCTTGGCAAGCCATGAATAGTGGGCCACCATGCGTTCAAATATTCCTGTAATCATGATTGATGTCTCCAGTCATATAAAGTGCTTTTGTAATTAATTCGTAAGAATGATCAACACCATCCCTCACCTCATCCAGAAGTTGCTTGGCTTGAAAATAATTCATATGGATGACCTCAATGCCATTTGGTAGCACATGATCTGATAACTGCTCAGTCTGCCACCAGCTTTATGGTGCTTTTCAAGCCTATGCGCCCAATCCTTAAACGAGTTGTGAAACTCTTTCTTCTTTACTTTCATCTCACCAAGCTTGGCAAGTTCAGCAGCAACTCGGGCTGGGTCTGCTTTTGGCTCCGGCAACGCCAAAGTTTCTGGTGCTGGAGCTTGTCGACAGAGATTCTTGAATTGAATAATGTTTGGACAACGCTCGGGTAAATTCTCCAAAGCCCATGCAATTCGGAAAAGTGATGTTTTGAATATTTGTAATTCATGGCCCCACACGCTCTTAACGTCATTTATGGGACTATCCCCTAGGGAGTGCGTCCAAGCCGTGCCGTAGGTGGCTCCAAGCCTCTCAAATAGCCTATCTATGGCCTTAATCATTTGTTATCTCCAAGATGTTGCGTGATGGCGCATCAATGTATGTAAGTTTGCTGTCAGGGTGTGATCGGCCTGTCATTTCTTCCCAGCGTTCGCGTCCAAGTCTGGCATCACGTTCTTTGAAAGTTTCTTGTTGGGCAGATTGAATTGGTTTCACAAACCAATCAGCTTTAAAACTAATCCAGCCTCGAATAATGGTTTCGGTCAAAGCTTCTTCCAAAGTGATTTTTGCTTTGTCGGCTTCTTTTTGGATTCCTTTGATCACCAATTCACTGATGGCGGCTTTCTTGGTTTTTCTGTGTTTAACAAAATCCTGCCAAACAGATTGTGAAACGCCTTCAGGCGTATATGTCTCTTTCTTATGTTTTGTGTCTTGTGTCTTGTGTTCTGTGTCTTGTGTAGCATTGCCATCGGATTGCGTTCGCAATGCGTTCGCATCATCTATTGCATTATCTTGCAAGTCTTTGTTTTTATTGTCTTTTTTACCCCATCTAGCCTTTGCACTTGCACTGGCTTTCTCTGATTTCATACCAACTTTAAGAATTTCAGCGATCACTCGCAAAGAAATCCAACCATCTTCATTGCGCTCAAAATACTCTTGCAAAACGACCGCAATGCTTTCGCTATGCGTTCGCATACGAATTAATCGTGCAATCTCATTTGCATCTGATGGCAAAGGTTTTTCATGCAAATAACACCAATCCAGCATTCGCCTAAAAGCTAAATCTTCCATTTCGGAAAGGTGTGATGTGTGACTTTGATAGTCACCAATATTGAATTGGTAATAGAACATATAGCCCGCTTTTTTAAGCCCCTTTAAAGAAACGACAGCAGGAGAAGGGGTAACTCTTTTCAGTGCGCTCATGACTTCGCACCTAGCTGGTTTCAAATAATTATATGCTGATTAGGCTCTTGCCAAAACCTTTTCAACATACTTGAGTGACAAGCACAAAATCTCACCTGAGTCACACTTGACATCAGCGCAAGTTTCTTTTGTATCCCTTTGATGAATGAACTTCTGTATGGAAGCCATTCCGTAGTGTTTGAGCTTTAAACGAGCATTGCTGGGTATGTGCATTTTGCTATCCTTTTTTGTACAAGATCAAATTGTCTTGCGTTCAATTCTAGTGCTGAAAATGAACGTAAATTATTTTTTATTTATTTTTATAAAAGACCGTTTTTCTTGTAAAAGTCGTTTATCATTTGGCTGTGCTAAAAAACGGCACTAACAAAACAGGACAAAATATGACACCTTCTAAGCAATTTATTGAA